ATTTTGAACGACCCCGATTGTGTTTTAAGTTCATCTCCCCTCAATCCGTTAGCATATTTACCCATTACTTGCTTCATTTGACTCAGCACTTTTTTATTGCTTTCCGTCAAAGTATTGGTTCGTATTTGTTCCACTAACTCATTTATGACCTCTTTACTGAAGGTAACTGCCAATACATTCTCCTGACAGTACATCAAGTCATTTTTATAATCGAGGAATGTTTTCCGCTTCAGATCGGACTGCTTGAAATATCCTGAAAAATCAATTCCGGTTACAAAGAAACAATTTGTCAGGTCATTGAACCCTACAAACTTTGTCCATTCTGCCAATGCCGTTGCACTCTGCATGGTGACAGTAATAAGCAAATCAGTAGCCCTATCGATCATTATATCGCACCATGCCAACAATCGTTCTACACGTTCTTTGGATGCCGGCGCCTGATTGGAGTTACTCATTACTGCAAAACCGTTGGCAGTATGAACCAGGTCCATAAATGGAATAGCACTCTGATAAGCCTTGAATGAAATCAAATTGTACAAATTAATTTTCAAAGCATCAGTTTCTGAGAGCGCGGAAATAGAATCATACAAATCAGATCCGGTCAGAAATGTTTGAATTTCATTATCAGCCGTTATGATGAACGATTCTATTGCACTCCATTCCGTACCTTCAGCTGTAGGAATGCATTTTATAAATTTGTTTATGTCTGTAATTATCATAATTTTCGAATGATTGATTATTACTATTCTTGTCCCTGAGCGTTTGGATCAGCCGTTTTTACCTTTGCTGATGTTTTTTCGTCAAGTGTTGTAAGTTGCATAAATGGGATATCTACTTTCACATCATTCTCCCAACCGTTGTAATTGATAATTACAAAGTAAGGTTCGAGTAATATCTGACGGATAGGAACTTCCAATGCTTGTTTTATCGTGAATAATTCGCGCTTATCACTCCCTGAGAATCCGCCTTTCGATTTCCCTGGCGTTGCACCGATAAGCGACGGGTGAACGCTGTCAGCGTAGCACTCCATATTACTTGCTTCCTCAGTGTCATCTATCCAGTCGCCACCCTCTTTGCCCGGGTTAATGACATTGATCTTAATCATCGAGTTTTCTTTTCCGTTTGGATCTACATAATAACCCGTGAACCAAACTTTGCCGGCGTTTACCATACCGGTAAGAAACGATTTTATATTCTCCTTTTCAGTCTTAACCCTATCGGCCTGCTTTACAACATCAGTGATATTTTCATCCTTGAAAACATTTGTCCAGTACGCACGATTGATTTCTACCTGGTATTTAATCACAAGTCCATTCTTGAACTTAATTTTCTTACCTTCAGCAATCAATTGCTTGATATCATACCATCCACTGTTGAAAATTGCCCAGCTGTACGGAAAAGGATAATATTTATTTCCTGGTACCGGAATAGCATTCACCATTGCAAACTTTCTTGTTTTTGTTGGCGTTGCATTCTTGCCGTCATCTCCCGCAATTCTACCCATGCGTACTTCCAAATCTCCAAGCGGATTAGAAGGATCCAGTAATTCAATTATTTCGCAATTTTCAAATTTTGGAGCACCATTTTCAAAGTTGGCATAATATACATGTTCTATTTTACCCGTTTTTGGGTTACATGTTTCAAATCGGCAATAAGCAGCATCCTTGTGCCGAATTTGAACGATTTTATCACCATCACCGCTCAGAATCAAAACCGTGATAGTGAAGAAAAAGTGTTTCATATCCGTTTGCTGCTCCAGCATATATTTCACCGGCCGGTTATACTTGAAGAAAGAAAGAACATCCTTATTATTCACTTTCTTACCTTCCTCCGGATGTTCAATGCTCAAGCCTGCACCGTAAGCCGTCAGGATATTGAAAAATATATTCGATGACATAACTTCATCCTTGCGCCTTAGCTCAAGCACTGCATTCGGACGGAGGTTATCACTTCCCCACGGCACATATCCACGAACACCGGCAGGAACACCTTCTATCTTTGTAGGCGTAACGCTTTCGTCAATGTCAAAAACGGTAGTTCCTTCGTTTATTTTATCAATAGCACGAGCAGCTATCTCATCTACCGGAATTTCGAAAACTTGTTGTTCAAAATCTATCATAATAAAAATTTTAGTCCTATTAATTTCCCCTTTAGGGGTTAGGGGTCTATAAGTATATTTCTTCGTCGTTCAATTCAAAAATACAAATCACTCTCACTTTTCGTACCTCTCTACTTTCTGTAAACATTAGATTAGCAGTTCCTTTATGGTAGTTCGACGTACAAACTACTTTATTGCAAACCATTATTCCTCCGTCACTGGTCCATACCCGGCAATTGAATTCCTTTTTCGAATTCAGCGTTTTTCTTAATGTACTTATATGCAGCATAAAATCTAATTTTCAAATTATTTCCCCTTTAGGGGGTAAGGGGGCTAATCAAATTTTTCGTCGAAAGTGTCATCGAATATGCCTTTGGCGGCATTTACAAACTCACGATGATTAGTTTTAGAATAGCGGTATTCAAACTTAAATGCTTGCAGCTCGTTAGCCTCAGTGTCCGTTTTATCCACCGTTGTAAGTGCTATTTCCTTTTCAGATCCGGTTGCACCAGGCGTATAGGTTGAAATATTATAGCTGAGCAATAAGTCATCTACCCAATCCATTTCACTCTCAGTCAAAAAACCGCTATAAATCGAATTTTCAGCCACAAAATCCTGACTGATTTTTCGGTAGTGATTTTCAATATTCCCAAGGTTATACTCCGGTGTTTTCTTGATATCAGTTCTACCGGTAGCCGTGAATGTTTCGAGTACGCCAAAGCAATTCGTAAATACAAAGTATTTACGGTCACGATAGGGTGAATTGTCAACTATGTAACTATATTTTTGAGTTTCAAAACCGGTACCGGTCAGCCAAATTTCGTACTGAAGTATTTTTGTACTTCCGGCAAGGTTAGCAGCTGTGAGCAACTCACCCATCGAAGCATTGAAGGTCGTAATCTGATCAGCCACAGAAGCTGCTATGTTTCCAAGTGTCCCAACTAAATTAGTAAGCACATTGTCAAGCATATAATATACTTTGAATTGCTTATTTACAACACCGTAACTGTTTTTTTGAAGAAAGGAAAGATATTCATTTCTACTTTTCGAAGTTCGTTTTTCGAGGAAAGAGCGAGTGAGGAAATTAAGCTGAGTCCACAATACCGCTTCCACACTCATATCAGCATCGCACTTCAGGCATCTGAACGAAACTGTATGAACCGTTGCACCCTCAGTTATTGTGAAGCTGAATCCCAGGAGTAATTCCGACAGCGTAAAATACTTTTCCACAATTTCACCAATATTCCGGATATGAATAAATCCGGCAACATCATACACATATTTTTCGAGAAGAATCACATCCGCACCTTTCTTCAATTCAAACATCAATAAAGTATCGGCACCATTCTTTTGAAGAATGATATCCGGTATTGATTTCTGAAAATAAAGGCTATTATCGGCAGGTTCTTGAATTATAGTCATACAAAAAGCGGTTGAATTAATTTGATAGTACAAATTAAGTCAACCGCTAGAAGGTAAAAAAAGACAAGAAACAAATTAGTCGAATGCTAAATACTGTCTAGAATTTAATTCTATTACATATTTATCAAATTGATTTGATTTAGAATTAAGAATATTAGAGAACTGATTTAATATCAGAATAATTTTATCTTTAATATCACGATAATCAGCCTTTGGATTAACTCCAATTGGATGAATAAATGGAAAATCATGCATTACTTTAATAGTTGTTCCATCAAACTTAGCAATAATAGATACTCTAATAGATCTAAGTTCAAAAATGCAAACCTCAATATCAAATTCATCGCACTCATCCATATAAACTGATAACATAGCATCGCTATGAATTAATTTTAACCCGAGTTTATAATATATTTCTTCAACTGTTGTCATAATCAAATTATTTTTTCACAAAGATATAAATTTTAGTGTTCGCGAAGTTCCATTTCGCCATCTTTCTTCATAAGCCATACCGGAGTGGAATCATCAAAATCTATTGAGTAGCCATTTGTGGCCAAATACGCTGCAATTTCATTCGTCGATAAGTCTGCCATTGGGCGAATATCGAGTTTAATTTCCTCGCTTGTTTTACGGATCGTTACAGTTTCTTTATCGGCCGGTTGGAATTCTCCACAATATCGGGCTAAAATTACAATCTTATAGTCTAGTGCTGCACCTGGTTCTTGTTCGTTTAGCATGATCCCCCCCTTCCTTCAACGATAGGTAATAATTTCGATAATTTAATTAAATCCTTTTTCAGGACAACAATATCAGTCAGATAATTTGCTACTTGGCATTTTTCCTTTTCGTCCATCTCCCCAAGCTTTGTAGTTACAAAATCCTGAATATCCGACATAGTCTCTATAGCAGCTGTAAGAAAAGTATGATCCCCTTTTTCGTGAGGACAATAGCTTTTCAAAAAATCTGCGAGTTCTGGTGTAATTGGCATTCCATTTACTGTCGTCATGATTGGCCTCCTTCCACTATT